TCGCCAAACCAAGGTGGTGGAGCTGGTGGCCAAGGTGGTTTTGGTTTTTATTTTGCACCTGTATCAGGAGGAACAAGTTATTCATTCGCAGTAGGAAGTGGAGGCGGTGGAGGCGCTCCATTTTCTAATGGAACAAGCGGAGGAGCATCTAATGTTACAAACTTAGGAACAGCTAATGGTGGAAATGGTGGCGGTAAAAATCCAGGAAACCCAGGTAGTAATGGAAGCTCTCCAGGTGCTGTAACAGATTTAACAGGATCTGAAATTTTGTATTCAGATAAAGGAACTCCAGGTAGTGGCGCTCCTAAAAATTCAGGTAATGGCAGTAGTGGACAACCTGGTTTTATATTATTATACGATAATACGGGAACTTAATAATGGCTAAATATATTCTTAAAAATGATAGTAATAATAGATACTGTAGAATTTGTGAAGACACAACATCTAGAGATCATTGGTTATCACCAGATATATTTGTAGATCATACTAGTTACGTAGAAATTTCTGATGAAGACTATGCTTCATTACAAACTGATGCTAAAATGCTAACATCTAAAGATCCTTTAAATACTACTCTTATTGATTCTCAAATTGAAGATGTAAGTTGGACTGAAGAACAAATTAAAAATGGTTTAAATGAATTAATAAAAAAGTTGGAGGGAGCTGTAAATTATACATCAAATCCTCCATCTGGTTGGACAACTAATCTAGCTACTCTAAAAGCTATTGATATAAGTTCTTTATCCTTTCCAATTACAGGTCGTAGCTGGGTTGACTGTTTAATTAAAAATGGTATACAAGTTCCATCTTCAATGGAATTTTAATATATAATTTTCATCGTCGGTAAAATTATGAATGAAAGAATAATTACTTTTTCAGCACATCATACTGTGCTTTCTGATAAATCAATTTATCCAGAACCTGCAATATTACACATACCAGATTGGTATAAAAGTATACCTAATCCAGACATACATACCGAAAGAACTCTTAAAGCTTGTAAACCTTTTTTAGACAGTTTAACAGCTGGATACATTTTAAAAAATCCAATAGATCAAAAAATAAATTTTAATATGGCTGACTCTGACGGTAAACTTAATGCTTGGGTTGAATATTCAACTCCATTGCAATTATTAAGAGATAAAAAACCTAATATGAATATTAATATGGGCGATCCATCAGAAATACATGAAATACATCAAGTAGGAGGAATGAAGTGTCCCTATGTTAAAGAAAACAAAGGTCATGCAATATACAAACTTTTAAACCCTTGGGTGATACATGTGCCTAAAGGTTATTCAGTTTTATATATGCAACCTATAAATAGAGCTGAAAAAAGATTTGAGATTTTAACAGGTATTGTAGATTCAGGTAATTTCCTGCCTACTAATTTTCCTTGTATTATTAAAAAAGAAGGTAGTTGGCTTTTAAAAAAAGGAACTCCTATAGCAAGTGTTTTTCCTTTTAAAAAAGAAAGTTGGAAAATGCAAATTAAAGAAGATAGTGAAAAAAAACAAGAGTCGATATTATTTAGATATGCTAGTCATTTAATGAAATGGTACGAAAACACCGTATGGAATAAACAAAAATGGAAATAAAAAATTTAATTGGACAATACCAGTTTTTAGAACCACATCTTGTGTCTACTTTTTTAAGAACTTTTACTACAATAGATAAGTTTAGAGATGCTGAAATTATGACTAAAAATGGAAATAGTGAGATAGATAAGGATATTAGAAATGTTAAAAATTATGCTTTATGTAAAGACAAAGGTTTAACAGAAGCTCATTGGCATAATTTAATATGTGTTGGTATAGGAAAAATTGCTTTACAATATTTTGAAGAAAGAAATATAGATTATGCACCATCAAAAATAGAAACTATTACTCTATTAAAATATTCAAAGGGTGGTTTTTATAAACCTCATATTGATAGTGGTAAGATTCATAGAGAACTTTCTGCAATAATATTTTTAAATAATGATTACCAAGGAGGTCACTTACAATTTTTTGAACCTAATTCTAAAGATTTAATTTTAGATATAAGCCCTGAACCTGGAAAAATTGTGTTATGGCCAAGTAATTTTTTATTTCCACATCAAGCAACACCAGTTACAAAAGGAACAAGATATACATTAGTGTCATGGATGATTTAAATAAATATGTTTATGTAGAAAATATTCTTTCAAAAGATGAAAGAGAATTATTATTTAATATTAATAATAGAAATAATTTCTGCTCACAGTGTAAATTACATGAAACTTTTCGTTATGGAGACCCTATAACAGATTCTTTGCTGCAATCAAAAAAACAAATTTTTGAAAAAGAGGCTAATTTAAATTTAATCGAAACATATAGTTTTTGGAGATTGTATAAAAAATTTTCTTCTTTAGAAAAACATACGGATAGAGAATCTTGTGAAGTCACTGTGAGTGTTAATGTTGCAGCAGATCTTGAATGGCCTTTATTTATAGGTGATGAAAGAATAACAATTAAACCAGGTGATGGAGTTTTATATTTTGGAGCTAAAGTTGAACATTGGAGAGAAGAATATGATGGTGATTATTCACTACAAATTTTCTTACACTATGTTCTTAAAGATGGTAAATTTACAGAATATAAATGGGATAAACGAGAATATCTAGGAGCACCAAAAAATGCATTTTAGAAAATATAAAAATACCACTGAAATTATTTTTTCTAAAAAAGAAAGAAAATTAATTAATGAAAAAGGAAAAGTAATTATTGATTATAGAGACGGAAGACATTTTGTTAATCAACTAGCCATGGTGGTGGCTGATATTCACGTTCATTATAAAGATAATGACCCTAATTTTGAAAAAACGTTGAGCTACGGTGACGAAGAAGTCAGATTAAAATGAGCTTTTAAACACTAGAAATCTGTGATATTTGGTATAGTATTAGAAAAAAAGGACCCTTATGTTACAAAAGATAGGATTTCAGCCAGGTATTAATAAACAAATCACACCCACAGGAGCAGAGGGTCAGTGGGTAGATTGTGATAATGTTAGATTTAGATATGGTATACCAGAAAAAATAGGAGGTTGGAAACAATTAGGATCAGACGATCTTACTGGAGCAACCAGAGGACTTCATCATTTTGTAAATAGTTTAGGTAGAAAATATGCAATCATAGGAACAAACAGGATTTTATATGCTTTTTCTGGTGGAGTTTTTTATGACATCCATCCCATTAAATCAACAACCACTCTTACAAATGCTTTTACCACAACAAACGGATCGCCAACTGTCACTTTAACTTTTTCTACTTCTCACGGTATACAAGAAAACGATATTATTCTTTTAGATAATTTTACCTCTATAACTGATTCTAATTTTAGCTCCTCTGATTTTGATGACAAAAAATTCATGGTGACGTCCGTTCCATCGGCGACTACTTTAACAATTACAATGCCATCAAATGAATCTGGATCAGGTGCAACAACATCAGGTGGCATTAGAGTAAAACATTATTTTACAGTTGGTCCTGCGGTTCAAGCAAAAGGATTTGGTTATGGTTTGGGTTCATGGGGTGGAGAATCAGTTGGAGCCGTTACTACTACGTTAAATGGAGCCATAGATGCTTCTACGACTACGATCGTATTGACTGATGCCACTCAGTTCCCAAGCACAGGAACAAATTTTATACAGATAGGATCTGAAGAAATATCTTATACAGGAGTATCAACAAATACATTAACCGGAGTAACTAGAGGAGTTAGAAATACAACAGCAGCATCTCATAGTGATGGTGCAACAATTACAAACTCAACTGATTTTATCGCATGGGGTGAAGCTGCATCAGGAGACTTAGTTATAGAACCTGGTATGTGGTCCATAGATAATTTTGGTGATAAAGCTATTTGTTTAATTCACAATGGTAGTGTTTTTTCTTGGGATTCTTCTTTATCAAATGCAACAGAAACAAGAGCGAGTATTATAACTGGTGCACCGACTGCATCAAGACACATGTTAGTATCTACACCGGATCGTCACTTGGTATTCTTTGGAACAGAGACAACAATAGGAGATACATCAACACAGGATGACATGTTTATCAGGTTCTCGGATCAGGAGGATATAAACACATATACACCCACGGCAATTAACACAGCTGGAACACAAAGACTGGCTGACGGATCACGGATCATTGGAGCTATTCGTGGTAGAGATGCGATATATGTTTGGACAGATACAGCTTTATTCACACAACGTTTTGTTGGTCAACCCTTTACGTTTGCATTCGCACAGGTTGGAACCAACTGTGGACTTGTCGGACAGAACGCATGTGTAGAGGTTGATGGTTCTGCATACTGGATGTCAGAGAATGGTTTCTTTAGGTACGCTGGTAAATTAGAATCACTGCCTTGTCTCGTAGAAG